GTCGAGGGCATCGGCACGGTCTACGTTCGCAAGATGACGCTCGGCGAGCGCGACGAGTACGAGCAGTCGCGCGTCGAGAAAATCGGCGACGAGTACGAAGTCACGATGACGAACGCGCGAGCGCGGCTCGTCGTGCTCTGTGCCTGCGACCAGGATGGCAAGCGGATCTTCACGGATGAAGACATCTCGGCGCTGGCAGCAATGCCAGCGCCGACGCTTGAACCGATCGTGGACAAGGCGATGGAGCTCAATCGGATGCGGCCCAAGGACGTGAAGGACTTGGCAAAAAACTCCGGGCCGACCCAGAACGGCGTTTCGTCTTCCACCTAGCGCAATCGCTGGGGATGACGCTGGGCCGCCTGCGGTCGGAGATGGATTCGGCAGAGTATACGGAGTGGCGGGCTCTGTCGATGGTCGAGCCCGTTGGCCCGCGCCGGCTTGACATGCTTCTGGGCCAGCTCCTCGTCGTCGTCGGCAGCATGTTCCGCCACACCCCGCCCAAACTCTCCGACGCCTGCTACTGGATTCCGCCAGTGAAGATCAAGCGGCAGACGCCGGAGGAAGTCGTGGCGGCGATGAAGAAGATGGCGAGCGTGTCGGATTAGTCTCGCCCTGGCGGAAAGGCAAACATGGTTCCGCTCTGCAAGAAGTGCAATCTGACCAAGAGCAAGCGGCATCCCGACGAGTGGCTTCGCGAGCGCCACGGCTCCAAAGAGTGCCGGAAGATCGCAGGACGAATCGCAGTATTCTTTGCCCGAGTGCGGCAAGTCGCTGCTGGAGGTGCGTCATTGCCAGCATAGGCGATTTAACACTCTTTTTGCGAGTCTCCACCGGCCCATTCGTGGCCGGCTTGAACCATGCGCAGCGTGAGGTCAGCAAGTTCAACACCTCGATCATGCGCTCCTCCAACGGGATGACGGCGTTCGGCGTTTCCGCTGGCGGGCTGACCGGCATCCTGATGGGCCTCGCCGCCGGTGCCAAGGCACTGATGGATTCCGGCGTGGATGAGGCTGCCAAGTGGGAGCGGTCCACGGTCGCCCTCGAAGCGATGGGCGCGACTGCCGAGCAGTCCACGGCGATGATGAACAAGATGGCCGAAATGGCGCAGGCGTCCCCGATCGACCTGGACGGTGCCCGCCGCGGCACGCAGCGGCTCATGGCGTTCGGTTTCGCGGCGGATGAAGCGACCGGAATCATGGAGCGGCTGGTCAACGTGGCCGCTTCGGCGCCGGGTGACGCGACGCTGGCGATGGACCGGCTCACCCTGGCACTCGGCCAGATGCGCGGCAAGGGCCGCGTGATGACGCAGGAGCTCAATCAGCTCACCGAAGCCGGCATGGGCGACATCTGGCCGGCGATTGCAAAGCGGATGGGCGTGGCGAGGTCGGAGCTCCCGAAGCTGCTGGAGCAGGGGCTTGTGCCGGCCGAAGTGGGCATCCGGGCGGCGATCGAAGACATCGCGGGCGGGTCGAAGTTCTCCGGCCTGCTGCCCAAGATGGCCCGGACCTTCAGCGGCATGGCGCAAATGCTGCAAACGGAATTCAAGCTCGGGCTGCGCGACCTGGGCTTCATCATCATGGATGCCCTGGATCTCAAGGGCGGCATGGCGAAGTGGACGGAGATGATTCGCTCGGCCCGTGAGAATCTGGAAAGCTGGCGTCCGACCATCATGGCGATCGGCGCGGCACTGACGGCTCTCCGCGACATCCTCCTGCAGCTCGGCTCGGATGCTCTCAAGGCATTCAAGGGGTGGGCGGTCGAGGGCGCCGACCTGGCGACGATCATCGACGACGTTCGCACGAAGACGGTCGAGATGGTTCGCGATGCCGTGAAGGGTTTTATGCGGATGGTTAACGAACTAAAGAAAATCGGCATCGCGTTCGACGAGAATGTCCGGCTTCCGTTCCTGCAGTGGCAGAATCAGAGCGGTCGATTCTTCTTCAACGAAGTCGGCGTGCCAGTCGGCCAAACCAACGCTCGCAACCGCGAACGCGACCTGAAATACCTCCGCGAAGAAGAGGATTTGGCGAACAGCATTGTTCGGCGGCGATTGGAGATCAACCGCGCCATCGCCGACACCAACAGGGAGCAAGGCGGCGCAATCGACGCCTGGTTTAACCGCGTCCTCGGCAATGATCGCCGTCCCCCGGCGATGGCGGGCGGGGCTGGCCTCGGCGCGCTGCTGATGACGGATGCCGGCCTTGCCCGGCAGGCAAGCCAGGCGGTGTTCAACGAGATGGAGCGCAATTCCAACGTGATCGGGCGAGTCGCTGGCTCTGGCTTCATCGCCGCCTTCGGCAAGGAAATGAAGCACAAGGCGCCGCTCGCCCTCAACATCGCGGGCCTCGCCGGCACGGCCAATGCCGCATTCGAGAAGATGGTCGAGAAGATGCTGACGCCGCTGGAGAAGCTGCGCGTCGAGCTGAAGCGGCTGCAGGTGGAATGGAACCGGAGCCCACTTGCCGCAAACCGCGATGTGGTCGGCGCAGCGGCCGGCGGCGCCCTGGCGATGAACCTGCAAGGCATCCAAAACGACATCTTCGGCATGGCAATGGCGCAGGAATTCCTCGACGCCGCCAAGTCGTCGAAGGCTCTCGAATTCAAGGCGCCACCGACGCTGCAAGTGGGAACGAAGGAAGCCGAAGAGGCGATCGTTCGCGTCCAGAGCGGCGGCCAGAGCATGAAGGTCGAAGAAATCCTGAAGCGGATGGAGCAGACGGAAAAGGACCAAAAGAACTTCCTGAAGGACATCCGCGACCAGATGCAGAAGGCGGGCTTGCTCAAGGTGCTTTCGGCGAAGTGAGGTCATGCAAGTAACGGAATGCAAAGAGATTTCAGGGCGCGCCCTGGACATTGACCAGAACCTCTCGCGTAGCTATCCGCGCCGCTGGCGCGTGCGCGTCGATAGCCCGATGATGAGCCCGCTCCTCGTCCTCGCCGCCAACGGCATCCCGCGACGCTTCGACCCCTACGTCCTCTTCGACACAAACGGCGGCGTGGTGGACTTCGATCTGGGCGCGCTCTGCACCAAGGTCAACCCGAAACAGGACGAAGACGACCCCTACGTTTGGTACGTCGATGCGACCTACGAATCAGTCACGGGCGTCGATCCGGCCGACGTGAATCAAGTGCCGGGCACTCAGTCGGGCGCCGGCACGGGGCCACAGAACACCCACACGCCGCCGTTGCTCAAGCCGGCGCGGATTCGGTACGGTCTCAAGAACTTCACCGAGCCGCTGCGGCTGAGTGCCGACTACGACACCCCCGACGAATTCCAGGCGGTTAAGAACAGCGCCGGCCAGCAGTTTCTTCCCCTACTCGAAGTGGAGCGGTCGCGGCTCACCATCTCGGTGACGCGCAACGAAGCCACGTTCCCGGCCAGCTTCGCCCTCTTGTTCGCCAACTCGATCAACAACGCCGCGTGGAACGGCTTTGCCAAGTGGACGGTGAAGTGCAACGGTATCACCGCCGACAAGCAGTTTGAGGAAAGCCAGATTTTCTACAGCGTGACCTACGAATTTGAGGTGCGGTCCGACGACTGGCGGCTGAAGGTCTACGACGCTGGGCTGGAGCAAGTTGACCCCGACGACGCGACCAGGACGGTCAAGATCAAGGACAAGGAAGGCAACCCCATCACCGAGCCGCGCTTTCTCGATGGGGCTGGGGAAGTGCTGCCGATCAATGCGGACGAGAGCGACTATGTGCAGCTTTACTTCAACGGGTATCCCGAAGAGGCGTTCGCCCTCCTTAACATCACTCTCTAATGGCCGAAAATGCTGCTGCATTTGACGAACCGACGGCGCGCGATCTAATCGCGATGCTCCGGTGGTGGCGCGGCCAGCCGAAGTTTCGGCCGCAAGGGCAGGATCGGGGTCCGACGCAATCGACGGGTGAGCATGTCATCGTCAAAGTGACGAGCACGACGCCGACGGATGGCCTCTACCCGGCCACGCTGCAAACCTGGACGTTTGCTACGGCAGAGTGGACGGAGGGAGCCTCATGCTGGTTCTTGCCCGCGAATGGCGAGACGCCCGCCTTAGACCGCCGCTATGGCGCGCGGCGGATGAGCCTGAACACGGACGATGAGAAAGTCATCTATACGCAGGATCTCGGCGTTGCCTGCTTCGTTCGGGTAAAATCGCTCACGAAAATCGGCTGTTTCTATCCGGCCGTCGAGTGCTTCTACGACCCGGAAACTTGTCAGTGGAATGATGGTGAGGATTGTTGGTATGTGGACGCGAACGAATGACTACGATCTTTTTGTGGCTACTGATGATTGCCGCGCAACGATTTGAGGCGCTTCTGGTCGGTCACGCGAGCGAAGGCTCGGGGTCGTCAGGGCGCAAGATTTACGCCGGCACATGCACCGGCGACCAGTCAGGCTCCGGCGCCTTCTCCGGTGCCACCTGTCAGAGCGGCTTCGCCTCGCCCGCGGGCGAGGTGCGCGAGCTGGCTCTGCTGGTGGGGAACGCCGACGGACGCAAGGTGTACGCGCAAGGAGAGTGCTGCACGATCGCGAGCGGCCGCATCGGCGCCTATCTCGCCGGCCATGCGAGCGCGGCGAGCGGAAGCGGCGAATCGGGCAGCGGCGATCTGCGCAAGGTCTACGTCGGAGCATGCTGCGCACCATCACAAATCACGAATTGTTTTTCCGCGGACTTCGGGCAGGGAGCGGTAACGGCAAGAATCACGGCGCCGGACACGAATCTACCCACCGCAAACAGTGCCGAAAAAACGGTCGCATTTTGGGTGAAGGCACGCTCTCTGCCGGCCGACACCAGGACGCTCATCCGTTTCGGCAGGTTCAACGTGGGTCTCCTGACTGCGGGCACCATTTTCGTCCTCCCCGGCCTGGGCTCTGGCGGCAAGAAAAGCTCGGGAATCACGACGGACCAATGGATTCACGTCGTCGCGATCGACACCGGCTCTAGTGCTGATCTCTACATCAACGGCGTGCAGGACGCCGCGAGCCAGGGCGGGTCGAGTCCGCAAATCACCGAGTTGCGCATCGGCGGTGAGCCGACTTCAACGGCAGAGTTCGATGGTCTGATGTCCGATGTCCGCGTCTATGACCGCGTGCTGACTGCGGCGGAAATCGGCGAGATCTATAACAGCGGTCAAGGAAGCTGCACCAATGAACTTGCCAGCTCTCTTGTCGGTTGGTGGAAGCTGGACGACGGCACCGGCAGCACCGCAATCGACACGAAGAATGGCGCCGACGGCACGCTAGAGGATGGTGCGACCTGGGCAGCAGAGTCACCCTTGCTTTGCGCATGCGAGGGAAGCGGGAGCGACAGCGGGGCAGACAGTTGCGCGTCGGTGCTGTTGGCCGGCACAACCAGCGCAGCGCGCATCACCGCGCCGGACACCGCACTGCCATCCGGCTCGACCCCCCGCACGCTTACCTTTTGGTTCAAGCTGAATTCTGGCAGCGATCCTTCGTTGCTGCTGAACATGGTCAATTACGGGCAGCACAGCGGAGCAAACCAGAAATGCGCGTCGGTTCTTTTGGGCGGCCCGTCGAACCCGAACAAGCTGATCGGCCAAGTCACGCCTGCCGGAGAATCCTTGGTCAGTTCGACGACGCTCTCCGTGGGAAGGTGGTATTTCGCCGCGCTGACCTATGCCAGCGGCACGGCCAAGCTCTACCTCGACAGCGTACTTGAGGACAGCGGAACCGGCACAGACAGCGGGGCGCTAAGCGAGCTTCGTATTGGGCACGAAGCCACCGCGAATCCAGCCATCAGCGGCCGAATTTCGGATGTGCGGGTTTTCAACCAGGAACTTTCGGCCGCGCAACTCGCCGAGGTGCAGCAGTCGTGTACCAACACAATCGGCTCGGCGCTCCGCGGCTGGTGGAAACTGAACGAAGGCGAAGGGGATGTCGCCGCCGATTCGATTGCTGGCAACGATGGCACGCTGGGGGAAGACGCGATATGGTCCACCGAGCATCCGCCAACAGATTGCTGTGGCGGATCGGGGAGCGGCGTTGGCACAGTCACAGCCGATGGTTGCTGCCCTGACGAGCTTTTGCCATCGCAGGTTAGTTTCGTTGGCACTTCGGGAATTTATGACGGCGTGACGCTGGGCATCGGAGAGTGGATTACGGTTCTGCCGGATGGTAGCTCGATCGAATTTCTTGGCACGTTCTCCGGGGGCTGGATATTGCGTGATTTTGTGATCTCTGGGACACACAACGGTCTGCCTGTCACGGTCACAAAAGACCTGCTGATCTATTGCGGGTACGGGGAGTTCAGTGAAGGCGGCGGCCATGTCTGGGGCTGGCGCTTTAACACCAGGACGAGGGGGTCTACCGGCTGGGCTGCCGCTGGGTGTCCGGGCGGTGTGCCCACGTCGTCCGACCTGTGGCAGCACAATTGCCGAGCTGCTGCCTACGACCCGGATGACTTTCACTCACCATTAACGGTCGGTGAGGGATGTGATCCGGTTTACATCGGCGGGTTCACCAGCGGGCAACCAGAGCTGAACTGTATTCAATTCCTCGCGTCCTATGTGGTTGTTGAGTAATGCCTAGACCTTGCCAGTGTGGGAAGTGCCGGCGTTGTTACCTCGCCGACAATGACCCGCGATACCAGAAGTTGTGGGGGCTCAGGGTCACAGTACGCGACCGCCGCTCAACGCCGTGCGCGCACGAAGGCCACATCATCGAACGCTGCCCGCTCGGCTTCGAGTTGGCCCATGTCCGCGACTGCGACATTCACGACCGCTGTACGCGCGGTCACAACAACGGCGCGGTGATGAGTTGCCTGCGCTGCCCCGATTACAAGCCAGTGGCAACGGAGCCGATAACCATGCTGCCAACCCGCAACCTGCTCATGCACCTGTGCCCGTTCGCCAGCGCCGGCCCGATCTGGCGGCGGAACGTGCAGCAGCTCAAGCATCGCTGGCATCTGTTCACTGGCAAGAAGATCGTGGCGATCGGCACCGGGCGGGGCATGGACTCGCCGGCGGCAGTCCGCGAAGCCTTCGCCGATGACAGCGTGCAATACCTGGAATTCGCGAACAATCCCCGTCTGCGCGAGGTGGTGTCGTTCCTGCCGCTGTTCGATGGGGTCGCGTCCACCGATCCGAGCGAGGCCACGTTCTACTGCCAAGCCAAGGGCGTGACGCGCCCGCTCAATCCCGGCGTCTCGGTCCACTACTGGACCGATCTACTTTACGAGTGCAATCTCGACTACTGGCCGCTGGTCGAGGATCTGCTGCAACGGCATCCGCTCGCCGGCTGTTTCAAGAAGGTCGGACGTGGCTTCCAGGGGAGCAAGTCGAGCTGGCACTACAGCGGCAGCTTCATGTGGCTACGGAATTCGGCGGTGTTCGCGCGTCCCGACTGGAGACGGATAGATCAACACTGGTGGGGCATCGAAAGCTGGCCGGGCATTCACTTTTCGCCCGCCGAAGCCGGCTGCTTGTTTCACGAGGGGCGAGTTCCGCAGCTCAATCTTTATGACATGGGCTACCTTCGCGGGACTGTGGCGCCAGCCCTGCGCAAGTGGCGGGCAGAAAACTCGGGAAGGAGAACGGCGAGCGCATGAAGCTCCAAATCGGCGGCAAACCTCGCGACGGCTGGACAACTGTGGGCGCAGACATCGCCCCCGGCGTTGTGCGCGTCAACCTGGGTCGGCAGGCGCTGCCGTTCGACGATCTTGCCTTCGATGCCGCCTACAGTTCGCACGTCCTGCAGCGCGTCGGCGGTCTGGATCTGTTGCTTCGCGAGATCGTCCGCGTGTGCAAGAACGGCGCGACGTTTGAGCTGCGCCTGCCGCACTGGCTGTCGTCAATGGCCCACTGCCCCGGCCAACTGCACACGATCAGCGAGCAGCAGGTGCAGCACTGGTGCCGCGACTTCCCGGCCGACTGGTTCCCGCCTCGCCTATGCGACCGCCGGCTGCGGCTGGCGCGCGTCGAGAAAGTGCCGAGCGGCAATTTCCAACGTGCCCGCGAGGTGTTCGGCCCGCTGCCCAGCGACGACGATCTACTCGACTTCGTGCCGGATGCCTGCCATGAGGTAGCGTACTACTTCGAGGTAATTCTAAATGAGCTGGCCTGATCCTCTCCGCGTCGAGCTTGGCGGCGGCCCGCACCCGTGCGAGGGGTTCGTGAACGTCGATTGGGCGCATGCAACCGACAAGCGATGCAAGATCGACCTGCAGCGCGAGCCGCTGCCGTTCCCGGATCAATCGGTGGCCGAGCTCTACGCCGCGCATGTGTTCGAGCACCTTGACCCGTTCAACTTCGTTTTGTGCGAGATCGTCCGCGTCTGCCGGCTGGGGACGCGCGTCGAGATTCGGTCGCCGCACTGGCTATCACAGATGGCGATGTGCGGAGGTCACAAGCACGTCATCAGCCCGCGGCAGGTCGCCAACTGGGTCGGACCGTGGTGCCATGATTGGTTCCCACAGTGTGCGCGACGCCTGAAACTTGTGTCCGAAGAACACATGCCGGAGACGGCGATAGAGGAAGCTCGCACGCTGCATACTGGCTGGTCCGACGAGCAACTGATGCGATTCGTGCCCGGCTGTGCGCACGAATCCCGTTACGTTTTTGAGGTGGTATCCAACGAATGAACCTGCGTGTCATGGATGGCGTTTTCGATCCCCAGCTGGTGCGAGCGGCTGCGGCTGCGTGGCCCGAAGATAGTCCGGCGTGGCATGTGTACGATTCGCCGCTGGAACGGAAGCGAGCATTAAACGTGTGGGCTGAAATGGGCGAGCCGTGCCGGGCTCTCTTGCGGGAATTGCTCGCCTTCCCCGCATGGGAACCTCTCGGGCTGGATCGCTTGCAACCGGACACGACGCTTTGGGGCGCCGGCTTGCACGAGCTGCCGGACGGCGGGCACCTCGACGTACACCTCGATAGCGACCGGCATCGGCTCTGCGGGTACGAGCGTCGGGCGAATGCGATCCTATTCCTCAACGAGTGGTGGCCGGCGGCCCGCGGCGGCACTCTGGAATTCTGGAATACCGGCCTGAGCTGGTGCGAGGCTTCGATTGTGCCGCGATTCAATCGGCTTGTTCTCTTCGAGGTGACGGACACAAGCTATCACGGGAACCCGAATCCTGTGCGATCCGAAGAACCGCGGCGGACGTTAGCAGCCTACTGGTGGGGACTGCCGCGAGGCGAGGGCAAACGCTCACGGGCGTCGTTCGTCGGCATCAACGGTGAGGCTGATCCCAACAAGGAAGCAATGCGAAGGGAGCGGGCGCAATGAGACGGATAGCAATTTTCCAGGGCGCCAGGCTGGCATCGAGCCGGCTGCCGCTCAAACTGCTGGAGCGCGTCGGCGAGCATCGGCTGATCGACAGCGGACTGCAATTGCTGGTGCGCGTCCGCGAGGCGACCGGGGCCGTGCCGATCCTGGGGGTGCCGGAAGAGGATGCGCCGCTGCGCGAGGCTGCCGCCGCTCACGGCATCGAGGTTGTCACGGCGCCATCGACCGGAGTGTATGCGACCGCCTTCGGACCGGCTCGCGCATCGCTGGAGCGCCGCTTCGACTGGCTCATCAACGGCAACTTCCTGTGCCGCCCCTTTCTCTCCGTCCAGACCGTTGCGCGGATCGTGCAGCATGCGCAGGTTGCGGAGAAACCATTTCTCACTGCCGACGCTTTTTGCGGCATCATTTGGGACGAGACGGGCCGCGCCGTCGTCGGCGCCGGCAAGACAAGCAACACGGTGACGAACCCGATCGCCTACGTCGCGAATCACTTAGCCGACGGCATTCCGGCGTCGATCCTTGGCCTGGACGAAGAGACGGCGGCCGCGGTGCCAGTGGCGCTGCCGATTGCCGAGCATGACCGAATCGACATCGACACGCTGGCCGACCTGCATCGTGCGCGGCAAGTGAGCTTGGGCCGACTGGAAACGCTCGCCGCCCTCGTGGCCGAATCGTGCCCGTTCGAGGTCGAGGAGATCGCCGCGCTGGATTCTGTGCCGGGCCTGGTCAAGTGGCTGCTCGGTCGTATGCACCGTCTGCAGCGGCGGGAATTGGAGCGTTGACACATGAGCGGCGAAATGATCGCTCAGCTAAAGGAAAGGGCCGTGCGGGCGTCGCTGCTGGCGTTGCCGCGCCCGTCGGTACTGTACGTCTCGCGCGGGCCATTCCGCGGCTTCGCCAATCGCCTGCGATCCTGTTTCGATGCCGTCGCGACCGTAAACGAGGCCAGCAACGATGTGGCCGGGCCGATTGACTTTGGATTCTTCAAGGATGTGGAGACTCTGGAACGCGCCCGGCCTTCATGGGACCGGATCGCTCGTTTTATTTGCCCGGAAGATCTGGGCATCGACGACCGGCCCGGCGGGGTTCACCCAGCCGAATTGGGTGTGCCGCGATTGACAACGTACTCGCCGTCCTTTCTCGCCGGCAAGGCCGAGGCGATCAATGCGGCGGTTGAGGCCGACCAGATCGCATGCACCTACACCGTCGGCGCCGGCCTGCACTGGCTCGCCCTGCATGGCGGCTTCCGCGGCATCTACTGCATCGGCAATGAAGACGATGAAGACGGCTTCGTTCTCGACACCTACTGGCATCCGATCTGGTGCCTGCAACTGACGGCACGAGCGGTGCGAAAGAAGTTGGGAACGGTCGTCAGGTTTTGGAGGCCGGGGGAATGACGGGCGCTTGTGTAACGCCGGTGCCATTGCAGGCAGAGCACTTCGGCATGATGGGGGCGCCGAAGAGCGCAATGCTAACGGCCGTGCTCCATACGCAGCCGGTTCCGTTGCATCGTTCGCATGGCGCCGACTCGGTGGGTTGCATGGTCATTTTCTCCGGTCAATCCCAAGTGCTGCCTTCGCTGGGCCAGCCGCGATACCACGCGATGAGATTGACGGTGACGGCGAAAGCGACAAACAGGATGGCCGTGCCGCAAACAAGAAAAACGCCGTCCCAGAAACCAGCCTGGGGCTGCTGGGAATTGTCCGGGCCGGTTGCGGCGATCCAGAGCAGGAGCAGGACGTGCATCGCTATTTCCTCCGATCCATCTCCTGCTGCACCTTCACGAGCGCATAGGGCAGCGAGGAATCGCGAGCAGTTGCGGCATCATCGTAGAGGCGGGCAATGAGCCGAACACGCAACGAGATTAACTCATTATCCGAGAGGTTTCGCACGTTGATGCGCAGCCCGTCGTCAAACGCCCCCGGATCGCGGAGGACGAAAACCGGACTATTCGCCGGCTGCCAACGGTGCGCAACTACAGCGACGGCTAAGAATGCCAGCGCCATCAATAGCGACTTACTCATAGACCGGAACTTGAGATCCATCGTTGTAAGCCCAAAGCAAGAGAAGCGTCGCGCTGGGGATGTTCGTTGCCATCCCCTTCACCGCGCCGTCCGCCATCAGGACGTTGCAGACGGTAACGTGCGCCGCGCCGTGCAAGGTGCCCATGTCGCCGTCAGCCATCCCGGCAGCGCCGCCCGCCGAACCAATGGTGTCGGTATAGGCGGCAGCCTTGTCCGTTCGGAGATACAGGGGGCAGCGGAAACGGTCAAGGTAGTTCGGCACGGCGACCATCGCGGCGTTCAGCGTGGTGCCGCTCGCCGTGGCGTTCCAGCCGACATCGTAGGCGACCGGGACTGGCCGCGCGGAAGTCGCGTAATCGCTCGGCGGCATTCCCTTCTCGGCGAGCATGAGCGTGTAGCTGAGTCCGTCCCGAACGCGATCGTAGCCAACCGCTGTCGTGTGCGAGCCGTTGGACTGCCCGAAGAGGATCGAGTTACCGATGCCGCCGGTGAAAGAGACTGGATGCTGCGCGCCTGCATAATCGGCATAGGGGTAGTTCACGCCGCTGCGACGGCTGGGACAGAGAAACGACCTCACCGCTGCGGCAGTGCTCGGCGTCTGCGACCAGCCGAGCGAATGAGCCGGCGGCTCGCCCATCTGCTCCAGGATCACGCCGTAGAACGACGTGCCGGCGTTCCAATCGAACGGGAATCGCAAGGCGCTCGTGTGGTAGGCGTGCAGGGCGATGCCGACGTTTCGCAGGTTGTTGGCGCAAGTGGAGCGGTTCGCGGCCTCGCGGACCTTCTGCACGGCCGGCATCAAGAGCGCCATGAGGATTGCGATGATGGCGATGACTACCAGGAGTTCGATGAGCGTAAAGGCGCGGCGTTTCATGGTTTGCGTCTCCTGTCAGCTGGCGAACGTGTTATTTGCTCCGGCAAGATGATAGGGCAGCGGACGGGGCTCTGCAAGCATTTCGGCCACCGTTGGCCGAGATTTTATTCGTAGGCAGTTGGGGTGACACGGATGTCGTCTCTTCCCGAGCTAATCGCCAGGCGCAGTACGGCGCTCTTCGTCGCCACCGGCTCGTCCAACGAGCGCGTCCGCGACTGGCTGCGCCACTTCGACACCGTTGCCACGCACAATCAGGCGGTTCTCGCCGTCCCCGGCCCGATCGACTACGCCACGTTTCTCTCCTCAGACATGGCCCTTCTCTGCCAGGGCGAATTCCAGCGGATCAAATGCTTCCTCTGCTCCCTCCCATTCGGCCGCCAGCCGTGGGATTTCGGTATCCCCGCTGATCGCGCGGTGACGTTCGATCGCGGGCCAGGTGGCATCGCGCGCGCGTCTGCCGACCGCTGCATCGGTGAGACGGACACGATTTGGATGGGCGAGGGCGCGGCTTGCACGATTCACCTGCTCGCCAAGCTCGGCTTACAGTGGGTCTTCTGCCTTGGGCACTCTGACCGGGACGGCAAGGTGCCGGAAGCATATGTCCGGTCGCGCACGGCTTGCGAGGTCGCGGCTGATGCGGTCGAGAAGCGGCACGGCTGCCGCGTCGTGTTCTGGATGCCAGAGCATACGCCGGAGAACTGGCGGACGCACCAGAAGCGGGGATTCTTGTTCGCGAGGTAGGCATGACGCTCGCCAGCGAATTCCGGGAGCAAGGCTACGTCCTTCTGCGCGGCATCTTCAGTGCCGCAGAAACGTCCAGCCTGCGCTTCGACTGCCAGTGCGTGCTCGCCAAGGATTCCGAGTTCGACTGCGACGATGGCAATTTCCGCATTGATCCGATCAACCGCGAAGACCGGCTGCGCGGCATTGCCTTCTACCCGCCGCTCCTGCAGGCGCTGCGCGACGTGCTCGGGCCGAAGCTGGCCTACATCCCGGAGCACTCGCTGCTCCGCGCCTACTACCGCGACGGCTTCCACCGCGATTCGCAGCAGTTCAACCTCTCGACGGGCAGGGATTCGATCTGGGCCGACTGTCTGCTCGCCCGCCCGGCGATCTACCTGCAGGCGAACCATGCGGTCCAGGGCGGCGGGCTCGACGTGATTCCCGGCAGTCATCGGGGAGAGACCTGCGCCACTCCCGTCACGATCTTCAACCAGCTGGGCGACGTGGTGCTGTTCCACCTGAACACGCTCCACCAGGCGACACCGAAGCTGGCCCCTCCCTCGATCGACAAAATCGCGATCTTCCTCGCCGTCGGGCCGGATGATGCCCACGCCCGCCAGTTTGCGAAGTACCTGACGGCGCACCAGACGCGCTACACCGATTACATGCGGCCCTACAACCTTCGCGACGAAACGAAGATTCTCAGCGAACGCAATGGCGTGCGCTGGCTAACCGGAGGTGAGCAATGCGACGCATAGCGATCTTGCAAGGTGCGCGGCTGGGGTCGAGCCGGCTGCCGAACAAACTGCTGCAGTCCGTGGGGGGCATGACGCTGCTCGAAGGCGGTCTGCGCCGGCTGCGGGCGCTGGAAGAGGCGATCGGCGTGACCGCCCTGGTGGCCTGCTGCCAGGAAGACGGTGCGATCTGGGAAGCGGTCGCTGCGCACGGGCTCGAAACCGCGCGGATCACAAAACAGGCGGCCGCGGCAAACACCTGGGCCGACGCATTCGGCGCCCTGCGCGAGCCGCTGGCGCACCGATTTGACTGGCTCATCGACGGCAACTTCCTCTGCCGGCCGTTCCTATCCGTGGACACGATTCAGCGCATTGTCGAGCTGGCGCGCACGGCAACGCGGCCGCTGGTGACGGCAACCCTCGCCCGCCGCCTGGTGTGGAACCTCGACGGCGACCTGATTGCCGGCAGCGGGCAGACGGCCAATGGCGTCAGCAACCCGGAGAGCTACGTCGCCAATCACCTCGCCTACGTCATCCCGGCGATGATGCTGGGCAATGAGGAAGAGGCGGCGAGGGCCGTGCCGGTGGACGTGAAGCTGTCGCCGCTCGACCGAATCGACATCGACGATCAAGACGATCTGGACCTGGCTCGCCTCATTGGAAGGGACTATCTGTGCTCCTCGAAATAATCCTGGAACATCGCGCTATGACCAACCTCCTCGCCAAACTCCGTCCCGCCCTCATCGTCGCGGAGACCCTGCGCTGCTGGGGCGGCGAGCGGATCATGGATCACCACGTCGATACGCCGCAGCGCGACGCCTTGCAGGCGCTGCTCGATGCGACGGCGAACTACCTCGGCAATGCCGACCGGGATCTTCTGACGCCCCTCGGCGTGACGCTGCCCGTGCCGGAGATGCCGAAGACGGCCGCATGGTTCCGGGCCGCGCGCGTGACGCTGACGGTCGCGGCGAAGAAGACGGACGTGCCGGCCTACGGCATCGGCGATGTGCAACAGGCATTTGAGAAAGTCGTGCAGGAAGTGCGGCTGCCGTAAAAACACCTGCCCTCGGGGTGGCCCCTCGCCGAGCAAGCGCACCGCCGGCGAGGGGTTTCATTGTTTACATTTGCCCTCTGTATGTTAGAATACTGACGGTGCGCGAGCCGGAGAGGATGCCGGCCGTGACACCCCACGTCTACGCCAAATCCTCTTCAGCTACGCCAGCCGCAAGCCGTGTTTCCGTGCGCCCACTTCCTTCCTGCGGAGGCCGCTGATGACCTCGGAAGACTGGAAAACGGTACTGCTCGCTTTCATCGCGACGATCGGTGGCGTGCTCAACGCGATCATCCTGGTTTACGTCGAGCACCTGCGCCGGAAGCAGACGGCGAATGACAAGAAGACGGACGACGCGACCGTTGCCTCGAAGGCCGCGGAGGCGTCGGCGAATGAGGCCAAGAGGGCGGTGAACGGGCGCCTTGACGAATTGCTCCAGTCGGCCAAGGAAAAGGCATTCCTCGAAGGCAAGGCGGCGGCGCTCGCGGAAGCAGCGGCCGTCTCCGTCGCGCAGCAGAAGGCAAAGGTGGCAGCCGATGCCGTTGCCAAGGAAGGTGGAAAGTGACCAGCGCAGAGTCAATCTGGGCGGTGGAACGGATGAAGGACTTGGCGTGGCTGCCGCAAGATGCCGGCCACGATCCGACCGCGTTCTCCGGCGATGCCGCGCTGATTCAGTATCAGCAAGAGCACGGGCTGGAGCCGACCGGCGAGCTCGACCCGGCCACGGTCAATTGCCTGTTGCACGATCAAGGCCGCTGCGGCTGTGTGGAACAGCTGGGCGACGGCTCGCCGACCCTCAAGCTGCAGACCAATCGGCCGCTCGTCTTCGTGCGCGATGCTCTGCCGGGTTTCAGCCGCGACCAGATTTGGTCGTGGGTCGAGGAAGCATACCGCCGCTGGGGTGCCGTCTGCGACTTCAAGGCGCGACGGATTCTCGACTTCGCGGAAGCGGCCTCCACCGATTACGTCAACCTCATTACGGTCGCGGACCTGGGCGCGGGCGGCGTGCTCGCCGACCAGCAGTTGCCCTACACTGGCGGCCGTGTGCTGATGATGCGGCTCAACTCCCGAATTCGCTGGATGCCGACCGATGGGCCGATGAGCGGTGGCGGCATCGACCCGGTGCGCACGATCGCGCATGAGGGCGGCCACTTCCAGGGGCACCAGCATTGGCCCGTCGGTGGCCCGCCCGAGCTGATGGAGCCGACCGTCAGCAACACGATCATCCGTCCGCAGCCGACTGAGGGCGCGGTGTCGGCCGGATGGTTCGGGCCGCCCCCGCCGCCGCCCCCGCCGCCGGTTCCGACCGATCCGACGAAGTTCAAGTATTACATGAGCCTTTTCGACGGGCTGACCCGCAAGCCGGTCGGAAAGAGCTTTGGGCTTACCGAATTGCCGGAGTTTATCCGTTGATGCGCGCCGTCGTGCTCTCTCTGTTGCTCTGCAGTGCCGCTGTCGCTGGCCCGGCCGATGCTGTTGCTGTCGCAACCGATCTCGGACGGCTGCCGGAGAATGACCGGCTATTCGCGGCGTATTTCGTCCATCCCGTTCCCGTCGAGGCGGACAAGCGGCTGGCATTCCTTCCGACGCTGGATGAGTTTCACGACGTTTTCTCGTTCCACGTCAACCAGCTTTCCAGCAAGGGCGCGATTCTCCGGCCGACCCGAATCGCTCCGCATATCTGGCGCGCGGACTTGCGACATTACGGCTGGAAGCGATCGACCTGGGACAAGATGGCGCCGGCCAATTACGCCTACGTCGAATCCGAGCGAAAGAAGCGGAAGGTGCTCGTCAACGGCCGGCGAGTAACAAGGATTTTCGTCAAGGACGCCGTGGCGCACTGGGTTCCGACCGACGCGGCTGACTTCCTCGTGAGCGAAACGGGAACGGTCACGCCGATCGTCTCGGCGCCGTGGTTCCTCGCGAACACCTGTAGGCAGTTGACGTTGACCAATCAGCAGCTCGGCTTCGGCTACTACGATTGGTTCGGTGTCAAAAAGCCGCAGGACTTCTTGAAGCTCATTCGATTCCGCGAGAAAGATTCGCTCGACCTGGAGCGCGACATCCTGGAAGTCGTTGACGATTCTGGCGTGAGCAAGCAAAACCGGATGATCGCCCTGCACATCGCACTGACCGGGCTGGTGTGCTACACGCTCGACACCGACAACGAGACGGGCGCCGGCAACGCGATTGCGAACTTGCAGCGAAATGCCTTTAAGCCGAAAGCTCGCGAGTGGTACTTTGTGCTGCTCAACGGCTTGCCAGGCTACATGCTCTCGGATGACGACCTGAAGGAGCTCCAGGCGTCCGCCCCAGACTTCATTGGCGCCGACAAGTCGCCGTTGAACCAGTCGATCGACCCGCGCATTCACGTCTGCCTCGCCTGCATCCGCTGTCACGCTGGCGACGTTCTCAAGCCGGTCGATGGCTGGGCGCGCAAGAACTTCACGCTGGACAAGCTCGGCCTGATGGTCCCCGCACTGTTCAAGGGCGCTGACCCCGATGAGCAATTCAGGATCTTCGAGGAGCTGAAGCGTCAGTACCTCGTGCTGAACTTCTCCAACTCCCTGAATGTCCAACGGACAGCCTACCGGGCGTCGATCAAGGAAGCGTGCGGCATGGAGCCCGGCCCGCTGGCTGTGGCGTTTGCGAAGCACTACCACGCCTACGCCGACAAGCCGGTGACGCTGGAGATGGCGGCGGCCGAGCTCGGTTACACCGTCGCGGACACGCGGGCAGCCTTTCGTCGCGCTGGCGATCCAGGCGGATACGGAATTCCGCCCGAGCTCGCAGCGCTTGCGCTTGCGAAAGAGCAGCCGATGAAGCGGCTCAAGTGGGAAGAGAACTACGCTGAGGCGCAGCGAATCATGCTTGCAGACAAGGGGAAGCCATGAAGTATCTCGTTACCTACTTTGCAGTCTTGGCCGGATGCGTCATCGTCGCGGGGCCGGCAATGGCGAATCCGCCGTGCCGATCGTGCCCGCCGAAGAAGGCGACGATTCCGCCGAAGCCTCAGTTTCGCGACAGGTTCGTGCCGGTGAACGTGCCGTATCCATACCCGGTGCCGTATCAGGCTCCGACGAATCTGGTCGCCACGATCTTCCCGCAGCCGACCTACAACACTTCCGTCACCGTGACAACTCCCACGGTCGCCGCTCCGCAGGCGGTTCAGTTTCAGGTGACGCAGCCGGGCACTGCCCCGGTGTTCGGCGTTCCCTACGGGCAGGCGCCGCACGCGCCAAGTGCCGTTCCGCTGTCAACGGAAGCACGACTGGACCGGCTTGAAGTCGCCCTCGGCCAGTTGTGTGAAACCCTGAAAGTCACAAACACGGTCAAGGCGCCGGAGCCGGTTAGGACGCCGGGCCTGCCGCGCGTGCTCGGTAGTAAGTGCGCCATCTGTCACACGCCAGCGAAGGCCAAGGGAGAATTCGTCCTGTTCGACAAGGGCCAGTTGGCCGCGCTCACAGCCAAGGACTTCGCGCGGATGCACCGCTACGTTGCGGCGAACAAGTGCCCGCCGGCCAACAACCCTGAGAACGTCGTTCCGCTCGACGACGCGGAGAAGTCGGAACTGCTGGACTGGATCAGCAAGCAACCCAAGTGAAAGGACCGTGTGCCAATGAAGCGTCCAATCGTGTTCGCGTTCGCCGTGGCGTTCGCCCTGCTGTGCCTCTCGGCCGGCAGCGCCGACGCCGCCCTGTTCCCCCGCCGCGCCCTGCTCCGCTCGCAGGCGCAGCTCAACCGCTCGCAGGCGCGCCTCAACAACGCGCAGGCGAGGGCGCTGAACCGCCAACTGCGGTCGGCGAAGTTCGTTACCGTTTTCGACCCGGTGAGTGGCAAGTTTGTGCAGCTCCGGGTGAAGTGATCTCTTCCCGCGGCGCCCCGGTTGCCGCGGCTGGTGGCCGGGGCGTTTTTCCCCTTTGAGGTGCGATTCCATGAGTGATTGCGTCAAGGTCGAGCAACTGAAGGCTGCCGGCGTCGATGAGGCGAACCATGCGGAACTGCTGAGCCTGCCGTCGTGGGTGTCGGTCGAGACAGCGCTGAAGCTCTACGCGCTGTGGCAGGAATTCAAGCCCTACCTGCCCCCGCTCAAGGACTTCCTGGCGAAGTTCTTTGCGATCTTCCGCGAGTCGCCGCCCGCTCCGGCCCCAGTGCCGCCGCCGGCGCCCGCGCCGACTGACCCTTTCGCCCCGCCGGCGTGATCCGCCGGATCATCAGCTGGTGGCGAAGGCGGCGGGAGCGGCTGACGATGCCGCTGGTGAAGCGTAACCCGCGATTCGAGCGGGAGCAGCGGGAATGGGTGAAGGGGAAGGTGTGCGACTGGTGCGGGCGGCCGGCGACGACCGCCCACCACACGAAGCCAGTGGGCATCTTTCCCGAGCTGGAAATGGTGAAAGAGCTCTGGCAGCCGGTGTGCAACGGCGAGTGCCACTTGCGACTGTCGCACTCCGGCGACTTCCGAGCGTACAACCCGCACGCCTTCAAGGATGCCAAGAAGCAGCAGAGAAGGCGCAAAGAAAGGAAGTACACGCGATGACTCGCCTGCTCGCCAATATCGCGTTCGCCGGCCTCGGCATCGTCCTGTTCGTCGGCTTGGCGATCGCCGCCGGCTTCGACAAGAGCAAATGGATCTCGCAGAAACACGGCTGTCTGCACGGATAGCGGGCCGTTCAACCCTTCCAGGAGACTCGGACCATGCTCGATCAGCTCCCGGCCGACATCCAGGGCCATATCAACTACCTGCGCGAGTTCGCGCAAAAGCCGGAGACGATCACGGCGCTCGCCGCCGTTCTCGGCTACATCGCGAGTTACTGGGTCGGCAAGCTGGTCTTCGAGCCATTCAAGGGACCGGCGAAGCTGGCCTGGTGGGTGACGAAGGGCGCCGGGAAGGTCGGCTGGATTTTCACGGCGACGACGGCTGACGCGGCGTGGTTTCTGACGAGCAAGCCGGTGGTAGGTGCGTGGCGGCTGGCTTTCCCGCCGATGAGCATGAGGGGGCAGCACGTCCTCGATCATCTCGGCTCCACCGTCCGAGAGGCTTCTCGCCATATCGTGAGCACTTGTTATCACTCCATCTATCTCTTGCCAACGCGAGACGGCTTCGCGGTCACTGTTCGCGATCGTGACACTGGCGACATTATTCCGCTGAAGCCGCGAGAACTGAGACGCATCGAAAAGGCGGCAGTGGCCGCCCGAGACAAATTCATTGCCGACATCGAATACCGTGAAGCACGCGAGCAACACGAGTTGCACGCGCTCGATATGGCGACCTCGCCAAACCGCCGCAACCTCGCCGGCCAGCCGATCGTGCAATCCACCCATGACATTCCCGACGTGGCGACCAGGTCGGCCGGCATTCTGCGTCAAATGCGAGGCGGCGGGAAAAAGACGGAGCTGCGCGGCGGTCTCGACTGCGCCCAAGTAGCCGGCGCCATCTAGCCGTGCTGCGTCGCCCGCCCCAACTGGTCACGCCATGCCACCGCTGCGGCGAGCCTGCGGAGCTCGCCGAGCGGGGCTGGCAGATTAAATGGTCGGACGGCAAGTGGCTCACCGTGACGCTCTGCTTGTTCTGCGCCGACCTGTATTTCGTCGATCGCGAGGCGTTCTACGTTGCCCAGTGGCCGGGGCTGCCGCGTGAATGAATCGGCGAAAGCGACGACCGACGAACGATGGCGGCGATGCCCTGGTGCTCGCGGCCGATCTGGATTCGTTGGCGAAGAGACTCCGCAAGGGAGAATTCACCGACTTGCAGGGCACGTTTCACCTGGACGAACTCGCAGAGGATGTGTGGGTGTGTTAGACGCGGCTCACGCGCGATGGACGGCGCGGAGGGTCAAATGAAGCGCGGCAAGCAATTGCACTGTCAACGATGCGAGCGCCCGATGGACTTCAAGCATCAGCGTCCTCGACAGTGCGAAGTTGGGGTTATCGTCATCATCGACTGGCAGTGTCCGCAATGCGGCAAGCACGAGCAACAAATACTGAGGAAGCCTGGAAAGAGACCGCCGCTCAATGGGAGAAGTCACTGAGGGAGGTCAAAACTGTTCCCCATCGACTACGCCCTGTCGTTGGCTCTTATCATGGGACCGTGGGCGACGGACTGGATGGTCGTGCGGAGCGTCCAAAGGGATTCGAGTGGGACCGTTGGGCCATCCCTCGGGCAAGAAGTGCTCGATCCGCGCGAGTGCCGCTACGTCTTCGTGAGGCAAGAGGATTACCTGGCCGATTGCGGGATGGTCCGACGGCGATGGCGGGAGCTGCGCGACGCCCCGCCGCTGCACCACTGTATGCGGTTTCCTGACCGAGCATTCATCAACGATCTGCTCTTTTTCAACCGGCAATATAGCGACCATGTTGAGCGGCAACGCGGGATCGGCTTCGGCAACGACTGGGCCTTGCGCGAGACGGTGTGCGAGTGCAACCGGCTGTATGCGATCTGGGACACGGCGCGGGATGCGCGCTGCGACTATTACTACGTCACTGTTCGCCGTGGCGCCTTGAAGAAGCTCCGCGAAATGATCGGTTTCCCGGCCTACTGCTCCGGGTGCATGCCGCCGCACATACCGATATGGCGTTTCGCAAAACTAGACTAGGGAGAAGGGCATTGCGAGGAAGACTTCAAGACCTCACAAACAAGACGTTTGGCATGCTCACGGCCATTCGCCATGTAGGGTTTAGCGCCGGATCGTCGGCACTCTGGGAATGCAGATGCGTGTGCGGCAGGATTACCACCGTGTCACAAAACAACCTCTCAAGGACCAACCGGCCACGTAGCTGCGGATGTGTGAAGCGCCGGCGAGCCGAGCATGATGACCAATTCGTCCTGAATACACGGAAGATCGGCGACTGTCTCGAATGGCAAGGCTCGCTAACCAACGCGGGATACGGCCAAACCAGCAAGGATGGCAAGCACGTAAATGCCCATCGGCTTTCCTTCGCTATGTTTCGCGGCCCCATACCTGATGGCCTTTGGGTTCTCCATCGTTGCGACAATCGCAAGTGCATTCGGCCTTCGCACCTTTTTCTTGGAACTTTGCAAGACAATTCCGACGACATGGTTGCTAAAGGCAGGTCTGCGACTGGGCTGCGGCATGGCTCGCATACGCACCCCGAATGTGTAGCGTGGGGCGCCCGAAGGTCTCGCCTCAGACCAGAAGACGTTATGCAAATACGAAGCATGGCAGCAAACGGACTTCCGCACAGGATCATTGCCGACAAGTTTCAGGTTGCTCGAACGACGGTCGTGAAAATTGCTCGCCGTCTCTCATGGAAAAGGATGGGAGACTAATGCCCAAACGGTCCGCCAGCAAGGCCGAAACTGCCCGCCGGCTCGCGACCCTCTTGCAGACGCAGGGCGAGCCTGGCGAATCGTCCGAGCTGTCGATGGGCGACGAGCGGGCCGCCTTGACTGTTCGGAGTTTCACCGTCCGCACGCTGGATGCCGCCCTTGCCACGTCTCAGGTCGATCTCGCCGTTTGGGAAGTCGAGCGGTACGTCGTCAACAAGTGGGACATGGCGGCGAAGGTGGAAGTCGAGAATCGGCAGAAGCTCGCCGTCACTGAGCTCTGGCAGGTCAAGGTGTGGCTGCGGCGCCGGGTTGCAAAGACGATGGCGGAAGCGTGCGCCGGCATCATCGACCGCATGCGGCAGCACGCCCCGAAGTACCCGCGACTGCCAACGGTCCCGCGGATCACCGATCCGCACTTGCTCGTCATCGGCCTGTACGATCATCATTTTGGCAAGCTGGCCTGGGGCAAAGAGACTGGCGAGGATTACGACCTGAAGATTGCGGAGGAGAGATTTCTTGAAGGCGGCAAGCAACTGCTGAGCAAGGCGAGCGGCTACCCGATCGAGCGATTCGTTCTGCCCCTCGGCCAAGATTTTTTGCACATCGACAGCCAGGCGAACACAACGACGGCGGGCACTCCGCAGGACGTGGACGGGCGCTTTGCCAAGATCATCGAAGTGGCGAAGATGGCGGTCATCAGGCTCATCGACCATCTCATCGCCTTCGCCCCGGTCGAGGTGCCTTGGGTGCCTGGCAACCACGACTATTACACCTCGTATATGTTGGCGAAGATCATTGAGGCGTGGTATCGGACGACGCCGCGGGTGATCGTCGATGCCGCGCCCATCCCTCGCAAGAGGATCTGCTACGGGGTCAACCTGCTCGGGCTGACGCACGGCTGCGACGAGCGGCATAGTGGCCTGCCAGGGAACATGGCGCAGGAATGGCCGCACGATTGGGCGGCGACGCGGTGCCGGGAATGGCTGATCGGACACCAGCACAAGGTAAAAGAGGATCACTACAACACGGCCGACATGCACAGCGGCGTCGTGGTCCGCGTGCTGCCGTCGCTCTCGGGCACGGACGCTTGGCATTACAAGCGAGGCTACATCGGTGGGCGCGGCAAGTCGGCGCTGGGCCTGCTTTACAGCAAAAGGGATGGATTCGCCGGCCAGTTCTCAACGAACGTATGGAGACGCCCATGACCGAGCTCGCCCAACTGTGTGCCGTCCTGTTTCTCGCCTCACTGCTGAGAATACTCACGGAGCGAAACTATGGCCGCTGAACCGATCACACTGGACGAATTGACCTCCGAACTGAATCGGCTCGGCGTTGGCATTGCCGACGCCGGCAAGGGCATGACGACGGAAGAGTGGGGCGAGCATTGGGGCATGAGCGCGTCACTGGCGCGGCAGAAGCTCAAGAAGGTAGCCAAGGTTGCCAAGGTCATTCCTCGGCAGATACCGCGGCAGTCGTTTGGCGGGCAGGTGCGGACCTACACCGTCTACGAGATCGTGCTGCCGGCGAAGTCGAAGGGCAAAAAACGATGAGAACGAGAGTGTATGTCGCGGGGCCGATCAGTAAGGGCGACCTGCGCGAGAACATCCGCATCGCGTGCGACGCCGGCATGCGACTGCTCAAAGCCGGCTTCGCGCCGCTCGTGCCGCACGCGACCTGCTACCTCGACGGGACTGGCGAGCCGCACATCCTGCCGAGCGGTACGACGCACGAAGATTGGATGGCGGCGGACCTGCCGTGGGTTTCCGTCACCCAATGCTTGCTCCGGCTGCCGGGCGAATCTGTAGGTGCCGACCAAGAGGTCGAGAAGGCAAGGTCGCTCGGCATCCCGGTCTATTTCGACATCGACACTTTGATTCAACGCGAGCGTGCCGCATGAGTGAAAGCAAGCCGTCGAATTCCAAAGACATCATCGGCAGCAGCAAGCTGCCGCTCCACCTGTGGCCGGAGACCGCCACGGCGCACGGCTGCCTGGCACTGCTCGAAGGTGCTCTCAAGTATGGTAGAAGCAACTGGAGGGCAGTCGGCGTTCGCGCGTCGATCTACGTCGATGCGTGCAAGCGTCATCTCAATGCGTGGTTCGAGGGCGAGGAAGTGGCGCCGGATTCTGGGATTCCGCACCTGGCACACGCGATCGCCTGCATTGCCATTCTGATTGATGCCAAGTCGGCCGGGAAACTGACCGATGATCGAGCCTATCCGGCTGGCTACCTAAGCGTCGTGGCCGAGTTGACCGAGCACGTCGATCGTCTGCGGGAGTTGCACAAGGACAAGATCCCCAAGCATTACACGATTGCCGACCCTGTTACAACTGCTCGCTGAGCTTGTCGATGGCCGATTCAAGGTCTTGCACGGCTTGGTCGGCATCTTCAGCTATCTCCTCAATGTCGGCGTGCAGTTCGCGTAGCTTATCGCGCGCCCGCTCGATTTTCAGCTTCTCCGCTTCGATGGCTTTCACCAGCGCGGCCAGTCGCTTCTTCGTTGCGTCAGACAGTTCGAGCCGTGGCATGTTGTTCTCCTTAGCCCCCACTGGTGCCGTCGGGCGTCGGCTCCACCTCCCGGCACTCCCGCAGCAGAGCCTCCGCGTCCGCCTTGGCGTCCGGCACATAGGCGGCGATGTAAAGGGCGCGGAGTTTGGTGGAGCGCACGAACAACTCCAACTCGGCGATTCGCTCTGAGGCCGCCTTCCGACCCCGCTCCCGCTCCGCTGCCAACCGCCCCTCGATGCACGCATTCAAAGCAGCATCGTCGGCGAGGACGGAGGCGCGGCCCCGCTGCTCGGCGGCGGTATCGCGTCCGATTGCAACCAACCGCAGTGAGGCCGCAATGTCGCGGGCGAGGCCATGCCAGCCGTTCTCCGGCAGGATGCGCCATGAGCGCATGACCCTCTCGGCTTCTCGGTCGGCCCAGTCCGGCGTCTGCTCCGCTGCCGTGGGGGTGGTCGCATCGCCACGCAACGCATAGACGCTACCCGGTTGCCCTGGCTCATTGCTCTGAGTGCATTCGTAGCGGTGGTCGCTCGCGTGCGGACAGCGTTTGTTGCCGCACGTCGGACAGACGATCATGCGCGTGGCCGCTACTGGCAATCCTTCGGGGCTGCGCTCGTTGCGCTCGTCCAGGCATCGGAGGCACTGGCATTGCTCCGCTGCCGTGGGGCCGGTGTCAGGGGTCATGTCCGTTCTCCTCGGAACTTGTAAACGGATACGTCCAAAACGTAACAGCACGGAAACCTATCGCTGCGTTCTCTGGCCCATGCTGCGTAACCGTCTCCGAGCCACTTGGGGCCGACGTAAATGGTCTGCGGAATCTCCCCGCCGACAGAGTGAACCTTCGCTCCGTCTTGGGGACCACCCACTAACTCCTTGAATGTCGGCATCACCAGTTCTCCTTGATCCACTTAGCTTTTTGCTCATCTTCCGGAGTCGGCTTCGGTGGTTCTCCTGAGTTTGGGGCCGACTCCAAGAGCCGCTGAGTTTGGAGCATCAACAGCGTTCCCTGGTGGGCCGCTTGCTCGTCGTCAAGCGTCACTTCCAGTTCATCGACTTGCTCGCGCAGTCGCCGGCACTCAGCGAGGAGCCGATTAGCCTTGTGGCAGATATCTTGCCCCAGCTTGTTGCCGCAGACTTCCATCGCATAGGCGATGTCCCTCTCCAGCGCGTCGAGGTCCAGGGGGTCACTCGGCACGTTCGGCCTCCTTCCAATGCGTCGGCAGCTTGAGCCATCCCCATGTCCTGCCGTTTTTGATCGTGCTAATCGTCGCGGCCGCTACGCCAAACGCTTTGCTAATCGCCACGCATGAGTCGCCTTGAGCCAGCCGTTGCTTAATCGTTAGAACCTGATCCTTGCTCAGCTTCGACAATGGATGCCGCTCGCCGATCTGGTCAGTTCCATGCTTCTTCTTGTCTGCGTTGTTGCCTGACGGGGTATCCCAGCGAAGGTTTCCAATTGCATTATTCTTGGGGTTGCCGTCGTTATGGCACCCGTGCGCACCAACTGGACGGGGGCCAATGAAAGCCAGCAAAACAAGATGGTGGACTTTGACGACTCGTACCTTTTTCTCGCGGCAGAGCGAAACAACCAGATAGCCCGCCGTGTCTGCGGCAAGCTTCATCGGCCACCACTTGTCGCTGAGTACGCGAGCGATTCCTCTCCCGTATCCCTTGCCGCGACGAATCCAACAGGACCAAACACTGCCGTCGCTGCCAACACGGTATCCCGGAAAACCGGACGCAGGTCGGTACTCAACTGCGGCATCGCAGCTAATCACTTAGAGGTCTCCAATGAGAAGGTTGGTAGTAGACGTACATCGAACCGTCGGCAAAGAACCACAGCTTGCCGGGGCCGCGCTTCAGGGGTTGCTCGTTGCGGCATCCCTTGGCGTCGTCAATCTTCGTCAGCACCACTTGGTCGCGCTCCGGCAGACGCTCGTCGCAGGGTATCCATTGGTCAGGCACGTTCGGCCTCCTCAAAAGACGCCGCAGAGTTTCAGAATGCCCACGGCGATTGCCAGTGGAATCGACCACACGATGACGAAAAACACCAGCGCCATTATGGCCGTACCGCCGAGCGCGCCGACGATCATAAAAACGTCACGCACATCGCGTAGATAATCGCGGACACGCGAGCGCCAGCTAGGCACGTTCGGCCTCCTTCGGGAGTGTGGAGAGGTAGGTGCGGGCCTTGCTGCACAACGGGCAGTCTCCGGCCGGTTCATCGTTCTCGTCACAGTCTTTGCCGTCGCCGCCGCAGTAGGCACAGTCGTCAACCATCACTAGAAGTATCCGCCGCACCTCGACCAGTTCGCGGGCCAGAGCGGGGCAGGCGGTGCGGAATAGGGCAATAGCCTGCGAGGTTGGCCGTGGCCGCAGGTCGCTCATGTCCATCGGCACTTCGGCTATCAATTGCTTGCCGTCGCTCACTCGCCCTGGCTCGCCTCCAAAGCGCGGCCACCACGGCCCCGGCGTGGCCTCTCGGTCGAGCCTGAGTACTTCGGCCACATCAACGCGAGCGGGTTTGGCGGCCTCCTTCTCTTTGAGATACCAGTAGCCGGCTAAAGTGCCGTTCCAACTGTTCCAGTTCACGGCGGCTCCCTTCGTGGACTCAGGGCGGACTCAGGGCGTCCTTCACTGCGCGGGCGATGGCGCGGCCCATTGGCTGCGGAACTCCGTTGCCGATTGCTTTGCATAGGGCCGTTGACCGAAACGGCAGGTGTTCCAGAAATTCCACCGGCAACCCTTGCTTGCGGCACAGTTCTTGCGCCGCCGCCGCACCCTTTCCGTTGAAAGGGAGCTTGCTCATCTTGGCCCCCGTCCGTTTGTTTCTCTTGGGCCGCATCCGGTCGGTGCCGCGCGTGAGGCCGTTCTTCTCGCTGCTGCCACCACACGCCGCATACTCGAACTCCGGCGACTCAAACGTAACCACGTCGATGAGCAGCGGCGGGCGTCCTTCACCGCGCCAGCCCCAGGAGAATCGTCGCACCCTGTTCTGCGTGGCCGGGTTGCCGTCCTCATCGACACACTGGCGGTTGTTCAGGATGTACGAGTAAACGTCATAGCCCTTGACCTTCGGCGTTGGAGCGTCGGGCACGTTCTCCATCAGGAACCATTGCGGCGCGGCCTCGCCTATCACTCGCTCGAACTCCGGTATCAAGTTAAGGTCAAGGCCGGGGAATAAACTCAGCACGAGCAAGCGCTCCACCCTCCCCTCGGACTCAGGTACACCTTGCGGCCTCACGCAGCACGTCCACAAACATGCTGTACAGCGCCACGCGCTGGTAGATGTCGAGGGCGTCAAATCCAGTATCCGGCAGCAGTTGGCAGTGCCTATCGGACTCGCGGGCGAACCACTCCTCGAAGGCCACGAAGTCGGCGTATGGGCCTTCGGTAGTCTCTAACTCTGCCGCACGAGCAGACCACGGGCTGTCCTGTCGTTCCTCTGGTTGTGCAGACCATTCGCTTGCGGCCATGTTTGCTCCCCCGGCGAGCGGGT